AAAAAAGCAGCATAGTTAGACGGTTGACGCGACAACTACCTTGAAAAACGCCGTAGCGGGGGGTGATCGTTCCTTGTTACGTGGCAAAAAACGCCTCGAAATGCTCCAAACGGCGCTAATGTTGCTCGTCGAGTTTTGCCTTCCAAGCTTGCTCTCTGGCTTTCGCCAAGCTGCCGTAGTAGCGTTACGCCCTTACCGATTGGATCAAGGGCTTGCGAGCCCAGCACGGAGCTCCAAAAATGGATTTTCTTGAGTCACTCAATTCTCTTTCCGCGAAAGTTCGGCAGCAAGCCGCCTCGATTCAGACAGAAGAGGCAACCAAAACAGCTCTAGTCATGCCGTTCATTCATACGGTGCTTGGCTACGATGTGTTCGACCCTTCTGAAGTCGTCCCCGAATACACTTGTGATGTAGGAACGAAGAAAGGTGAGAAGATTGACTATGCCATCGTAAAAGATGGAAATATTCAAATTCTTATTGAGACAAAGAAGGTCGGCGAGCCCCTGAGCATAAATCACGCCAGCCAGCTTTTTCGGTATTTCCATGTAACGACTGCAAGAATTTCAATATTGACAAATGGTCGGGTCTATAAGTTTTTCACCGATCTTGACGCGCCTAACAAGATGGATGAAAAACCATTCTTAGAGTTGGATCTTCTTGCAATCGATGATCATGCGATTCCTGAACTTCAAAAGCTGACAAAGTCATCTTTCGATGTGGATTCTATTCTAAATGCAGCTGGTGAGCTGAAATACGTCGGTCAAATAAAGCGCATGATTGCTGCTCAGTTCAGTCAGCCTGATGAGGACTTCGTCAGGTATTTCGCGTCTCGTATTTATGAGGGGGCTATCACTCAAAAAGTCCGTGAACAATTCACCGTGTTGACTAAAAAAGCCACCTCGCAATTTCTGAACGACCAAATTAATGATCGATTGAAATCAGCTATGAGCGGGGTCAACGTGCCTACCGTCGCTGAGCAACTGATAGAGACCAATACAAGCTCTGAGAAAGATGCTCCGGTAGAGGATCGAATAGTTACTACGGTGGAAGAGATGGAAGGTTTTCACATCGTAAAATCCATCATACGTACGGTGGTGGACGCTAAACGGATTCACCATCGCGACACCCAAAGTTACTTTGGTATTCTCTTGGACGACAACAACAGGAAGCCTATTACACGGCTACATTTCAATCGTGCCCAAAAATACATCGGCATATTTGAGAAGGATAAAGGTGAAACCAGGCATCCGATAGCTACTCTCGATGATATCTACAGCTTTAGTGAAATGCTAAAAGAAACAGCCCTGCAATACGAAGCGATTTGAGTTTCGATTTAAATCAAAAATTAGTAGGGCATCGAAGACGAAAACTTTTCTGGCGCACTGTTTTAGGGTTCCTATAACGCGCCCTATGTTCAATCGCCCCCCACAGAAAGGCCCGCGCTGGCGGGCTTTTTTGCGTCTGCTGGACACCAGACCCCGGCCGTCTGGACTACCATTACCGGCGCTCACGGTTTGGAGCATCACGCAGCGCCAGGAGGTCCTTGTGTCGTTACCCATTACTGCCCGGCAACTGAATGCCTTGAGAGCCCTGCAACGCACCCTCCCTGAACTGGGCGAACTGGCGATGTCGATCGCCTTGGCGTTTGACGCCTCACGCACTGATAGCCCGGAACTGGCCAGGCTCATTCTGGAAAAGACCTGCCGCCGCATGGTCGCAGGCGAACCTGGCAGTCACGACGCGATGATCCACCATCTGAAAACCTTCGGTGACTTGAACTGCCTGTCGCCCGAGCAGGTCAGTAAGTTTACCGAACAGATCCGGAAGCTCGCTTGATCATGCGCCAAGGTATTCAGGAAGAAGCATTGCGAGTGATGATCGAAGGCGGTGCCGTGCGTGACGTGCTGGTCAGTCGTCACGACGAAAAGTGGACACTGGCTGTGCGCTTGGGCGGTGCCGGCAGTCGCTGGCTGCCAGTACGCTCACGCCGCGAAGCGCTGCGTACCTGGGCCAGTCTGACAGCAATCGGCCGGTTCGCGGAATCGGCCGGGATCCGCGCCTTTCAGGTCGAAGTCTTACGCCTGGTGCTACGTCTGGGACGCATTGACCAGCGGGACGCTGAGGTCGTAGACGTCCATCATCGCCCCGTCCCGGTGACCGCTGGCCTCCTGTTTGTCCGCCCGGTTGCCGGCCGTGTCAGTAATACCCCGCCGCTTAAGGTCATGCAGCCCAAAGCGCTGCTCGGCCGTGATGGTCCCGTCCTCGATGGCCGAGGTGATGAACCGTTGCCAGGCGGTATCCAAACTGGTTTTGCGCAAAGCACCTCCATGGCTGGCCACGATGATGTAGCGCCGATCGGGACGAATCGGGATGACTGTTGATTTGCTGGTCCACACCTTGGCCCGGTAAGCCTTCGCCCCTTCCCAGGCGGCGCGCAGTCGCGGCGTCCAGCGGACTATGTTGTCCCGGCTGCCTTTGCGCCGGTTGGTCATAATCCCTTCGGCCAGTTCATGGGCATCGGTCAGGGTGATGGTCTCAATGCCCCGCAAACGGCACAGGTAACCAATCTCCATCACGTAGCTCAGATACTCCGGACAGCCACCTTTCTCGTTCCGCGCCAATCGACCGAACGCCAAGGCGCGGTTGGCCGTCCGCTACAAAGCGGTATTGGTCGTCGTACCAGTATTCATTGAGCCTCAGGCGGTACTGTTCACGCAGTGCTTCAAGCAGTGCTTGAGCCTCTGCCTGCGGCAACTGAGCGGTGACGATCACGGCGTTGGCCATCGTTAAACCTCGAATTTGGGCGCAGCTCACCCATACCCACGATGCATGGGGTAGGGCTCGTTTGTGTTGGTTGGTGTTAGGTGTTGGCTACGCGGTAGCGGGTGCAGTCGATTGATCCGACGATGCGTTCAAATATCAGGCTGACGGGGATCGCCCACGCAGTACCCGTTTCAGGATCAACGATGACGGCGTGCGTGGAGGTGCTGCCGGCCGTATCGATCCGTTGGCGATCACAGATAGCCGTAATGTCGCTGACGGCAAGATCAACGATCCGCGAGGCTATGTGATCAACCACGTTGAAACCGCTGATTAGAAACAGGGTGGCCCGCTCACGCAGGTGATAGTCATACGTCAGGTGTTCGGCATGATGACGCTGCAGGAATTGCACCGCCGCTGCTTTCAGTACGTCCTGAAAATCCTTCACTGCAGGCGAGTTGTTCATTGCGGTGTCCCTGACTTGGCGCGGTAAAGGTCGAGGGCTGCCAGCACTTCGGAGTGACGCGCTGCCATATGAAGGTTGTGAGCATTGAGAATGTGCTCTGCCTCGGCCTCACTGATGCAACCGTCTGCGAGTGCCTTGGCAATCTCCTGGTCGACGCAACCCCGCTTTGCTGCTGCTTGAATCGATAGGGCATACATTTCGACGTTATCCAATGTCTCAGGATCAGCAACAGGGACGAATAAGCCGCCATACATTGACGCGACGTAGTTTGGTAGGTGTTGTGTCCCTGCCTCTTGCTCAAGCTGGAACAGCTGGGCGTCCGTCAGCGGCCGGCTGTTGTTGTTCTCATAGGCGTGATTGTCGAACTTCTTTAACCCCAGACCGATTCGAGCGGCTGCGCACTCGCGTCCACCTGGATAACTGCAGATGATTGCGCTGACTACTTCGCGGCGCGTCTTTAGAACTGCTTTTTTCATGTTCTGCTTTTCCCTGCTGATCAGCGCCATTACTGTTCAATCACGCCGTCTTTGATACCCAGCAATACGGCGGCGCGATGCGCCTCCCCTCGGCGACCTTTTTTGCGACCGTGCAAGAGGTCGCTAACCAAGTTCTTGTTCAATTCGTGCTTTCTGCTGAACTCGGCAATGCTTTCACCTCGACGATCAAGGGACTCACGGGCTTGCTCGGGTGTGAGAGGGACGGGCATAGTGTTGGCTCGTGTGTGTTGGTGTGGGTTGGTGTTCGTACAGCGCCAATTATGACCAGTTAATTTGTCTTGTAAAGGGCCTTATGTTTGAAAAACTTGTCTTCGAGAGAGTTCTCGGATCTGAGCGCGGGCGAATGCTTGCGTGAAGAAAGGAATCGACTGGGTCTTAAACAAGAGGAAATGGCCCAAATTGGCGGGGTGACGCGGAATACCCAAGGAAGCTATGAGCGGAACGAGCGGCGACCCGACACCGGCTACCTGAAAGCCCTGCACGGCGTGGGTCTTGATGTTCTATATGTCGTGACAGGCGTTAGAAGTGCCCCAATCATCACGGATATCTCCGAAAACGAAGCCGCCTTGCTTACGCGTGTCAGAGCTCTGCCCCTCCATGACCAAGAAACAGTTCATCGTATGGTTGACGCTCTGGGTGCAGTGGCTGAAAGAGACAGCGCAGGACGCTTGAAGTAATCGTTTAAAATTGTGTCCAACCACGGTTTTGGCTCTACAGATGCCGTCTACGTCCGCTCCGGAATTTACAGAATGGAGTGGTTCGCATGTTAGATCTGGTTGAAGTGGAAAACGGCTGTGTTGCCGAAGAGGAGCGCGAGTGGATGATAATTAGTCGGAAGGAGCGACTTCTTATTGAGCTCCATCGGCGGATATCAGAACGTGATCAACATCAACTCGTACGTCTCACCTCTGGACTTGTAATCCTAGAACAGGAACAAGTCTGAGTTGATTATTATTTAGACGTACCGAACGTGTATGGACCGCCGTCATGGCGCCGGTGGTCCATCAGGCAACAGCCTGCCTTCCGAGCTGTTCGAACAATTCCTTCTGTTTATCCGGTGTCAAATCACGTAACCGGTCAAACAACAGCACATCCAGCTGCTGTGCGGACGGTCTCAGCGTGTGCGAAAACATCAAATTGGCCACCCAGGTGTGTCCACATTTCGCATCAAGGCACTGGCAGTACAACTTTACATACGCCCTGGTCACCTCCTCCCGAGAGCTGATGCGTCCCTTGTGGCCGCACGTTGTGCAATAAATTCTCATGCTCCCTCCCCAGGGCCATCTTCTCGCTAGTATTTTGCCATACTCATGGTGGCATTATCTGTGGTTTCGGTCATATCAAGCCGTTGCAGGTGTCACCGGCACCAACTGCCAAGAGAACCGCCGGTCTTCTCGCAGCGTCTCATTGGCCTGGTCAAACAGCTGACAGATCGGCCTGATCTCGTTGCTGGTGTAAACGCGATCGATCTTCTCGATGTCACCGAATCCGCCACTGTTCTCCGGGATGATTCCGGCCAGGGCCGGGTTCATGCGCCAGGCCGCGATCACGTCATTGCGCGTGATGTTCTTCACCTTCTCCAGTTCGTCTTTAGCTTGGAAGTCACCCACCGGGATGATCTGAATGGCCTTTTCAGAACCGCCTGGAATGTTGACGAACATCGATCGGAAGTTGCCCACGCCTTTGCTGGCCGTGATCTGGGCACGCAACTCCTCTTCGTCCTCCTCGGTCAGGTTCGGGTCGTTGGTGTAGAAGATGTATCCCGCGTGCGCGCCGTTGCTGTAGTAGCGCCGGCGAAACAGCGTTGCGGCTTCGTTGAGCAGCAGCGCCTGCAGACCGCCCAGGTACTCAGGCACGCCATAAATGTTCTGCTCTACGTCGTAGTTGAGGACGTGCTCGATCTCGTCGGCGTAAAACTCCGTTTCCTGGCCGTTCTGCTCCAACTGGACGAACCCACCGTCGACCTTCACCCGCATGTTGATAGCGGGAAGGTGACGCAGCTCCAGAATCTGGCCGAGCATATTGGGGACCCGGTAGAAATACGCTTCGCCAAACACCATGAAGTCCAGCGCAGCCCGACTCATATCGGCCACTGACAGGCCGGCTGAAGGGATGAACTCTCGCAGCAGCAGATTGCGCTTGAAGCCTGGAATCGCGCCGTGGTGTGCGTTGGCCTTGAGCAGCTTCGCCAATCCCCTGCGTGAGACTGGCGGCGTGAAGATACGACCGTCGTCGCTGGCGAACACGCCCAGGTACTGCGCGATGTTGTCGGTCAGCACGGATTCCGGCGCGCCGAACGTGAACGCCCGCATGGGCCGTTGCGCCTGCTTTTGTTGCTGATGGGTTTTGCGTTTTGCCATGAGGAGTTGATCCAGTGAGTGCGTAGCGGCTGCGCCGCCTTTTGTCCGTGTTGAGGGGTTCGTACTGCAGGGCATGCATGATTGCCCACGCCACATCGGCGTGACCGGTGGCGTCGGTGCGCGAAGCGCTGTAGGTGACCTGGCCGCTGTTGGTCGTGCCGCGCTTGATCGTCAGGAAGGCCTGGGCGATATCGTTCCAGCCGGCGTCCCACTCTATGCGGCTGCCCTGGATGGTGTCCTGCGCCTTGAGCACCAATAGGTTCTTGGTTTCCAGGCTGTAGTGGATCGAGGTCGCACGCGGGTAGAAGNAAGTCGCGCACCAGGTCGAAGACGCCGTAGCCGATGCCGGTCGTGTCGATCCCGATGTGCTGAACGTTGAAGCGCTCGGTCAGCTTCTTGACCTGCTCGGCCTGGTACTTGAATGACTGACCACGCCAGCTGTGCTTCTCCAAGATCCGGAACTTGCCGCCGTTCTCCAGCGGCGGTGCGATGACCACGCACGTCGCGTCGTCGCGTGTCCGGCTCGGGTCGTAGCCGATCCAGACCGGGCTGTTGCCATACGGGCGCGGGTCGTCCGGATCGAAGTCGGCCCACAACGAAAGATCCGAATAGCAGCGCTCCAGATCTGCTAGGGAAAACGCGCTCTGGCTGCTGTCGATGAATTTGCACATGAACAACTGCTGGAACTTGTCCTCGTCGTACTCCAGCTGCAGTTGCTCGAGGTCGAACAGATCGCAGCCGCCGGAGATGGCGTCCAGGATGGTGATGACCTTGCGCCACTGACCGTCCGGACACAGCGCGCCGGCAGAGATCTGTTTGTCGCTCGGCCAGGGATCTTTGGCCGCCTTGCGTTTGCTGTTGCGGAATTTCTCGCCCTGCCAGAACGGATACGCCTGGTGCGATACAGCGCTGGGTGTGGAGAAGTAAGTTTTGCGCCACTTCTTATGGGGCGCCATGGCGCTGGCCACGGTGTTCAGTTTCTCGAAGTCGCGTATCCAGAAATACTCATCGACGTACACATGGCCGTGGTGGCCCTGTGCGGTGCTGCTGTTGGTGCTGAGAAAGCGCAGCTCGGCCCAGGGCTTGCCGTCTTTGCTGAGTACGATCGGGTTGCCGGTCAGCTCCAGGCCAAACCAAGACTGCGCAAAGGCGATGATGTAGCTACGGAAAATCTCGGACTGGGCGCGGCTTGCCGACAGGAACACTTGGTTATCGCCAGTCAGCACCGCGTCCATGAAGGCTTCGCCGGCGAAGTAGTAGGTCAGGCCCACCTGGCGGCTTTTGAGGATGTTCCGGATCCTGGCGGTCAGCGGGTTCTGTTTTGCAGCGAACAGCTCTTTCTGGTATCCGTACATTTTGCTGATGAACTTGTCGAGAAAGTCCACTTCGCGCAGCTCGCTGACGTCGTTCTTGACCTTCTTTTCCCGCTTCTTGCCGTCGCGCTTTCCACGCTCCTGACGCTTGCCGCGTTGATCATCGCGGCGATGGCCATCGTCGTCCTGGTCATCACGGACAGGAGCGACTACCGGCTTTA